CACGGCCGCCGCCGTCGATGCCGACCGTGGCCACCTCACAGCGCTCGAGCAAGGCTTCGAGGTCGAGCCGCTCATCGGCTTGCGCATCCCAGACGTCGGCACCCCGCCAGCCGTCATCGTTGATGCCCTGGCCGATTTCGATGTTGAGGTGTTGCGACGCCCAGATCCGGATCGCCTCCTCGCCCTTCTCGCGCTCGCTTTCCCAATCCGCGAACATGGAGGCGACCGTGATCGGACGGTCGATGTTCGGCATCACCATCGGCCAGTTGGCCGGGTTCTTCCAGCGCTCCTGAAGTCCCTGCGCCCGCTCCTCCCGCGTCAACAGGGCGATGTCGCGCGGAAACTCATAGAGCAGCGGCAGCGTCGGCCGGATGATCTTGCCGCGATAGAGACCATTGCGCACGTTGCGAACGAACTTCAGCTCGCTCTTGAAGGCGCCGGCCGGAATGTCGTCGCTCTGCGTCGTGGTGGTCACCAACACGCCTTCCTGCGTCTTGTCGAGCCCGCCGCGGATCTGGCGCAGCACGCGCGAGGTGTGCGCGGATTTACCGAGCACGTGCAGCTCATCGAGCAGCACGAAGATCAGCGCCATGGCGCCGGTCAGGATCTTCAGGTCGAAGGTCGCGACCCTGATCTCCGACTTGGTGACCAGATCCTCGATCGTCTTTTCGTGGTGATGCGGCTTGAATCGACGCCCCAGGTCCGGCGATTCCTCGATCATGCCGACCGCCTGCTCATAGGCGCGGTCGGCAACCGCCTGCGTCGGGCCGAGAAACAGCGCGGTCGCCCGCGGCCGGAAGTTCATCAGCATGGCCACGATCATCAGCGCCGCCGAATAGGTGGTCTTTGACGATCCCTTCGGAACCAGCGCAAAGAAATCGCGGATCATCCGAACCTTGTTGACCGGGTCCCACGATCCGAACACGGCGCGCACCAGGTCGCGGAACCACTCGCCGGAGGCATCGCCGAGCCGCGGATTGCCGGGGCACATCCGGCAGCCGCAGCTCGTCGAAGAACGCGAGACCCATCTCCGCCTCGCCGTCGAACAGCGGCAGCTCCGGCATCAGCGATCGGCCGTTGCGGATCCGCTCTTCCCAGTCGAGGCAGGAGGTGTCCCACATGCGTGACTTTGGATCTCTTTCAAACGGGCGAGTCGCGGCTTGATCGTATGTAGGATCCGCGCTACCGCCGCGCCGGACATGAACGAAGGGATCACGATGGTGGAACTAGGTTTGATGGTGCTGGCTAGCGCTCTGGTGAGTTTTGCCCTGCTGGACTTGAGCGATGTTATCTCCGAGGCTTAGGCGCCCACGGACCTCGCCATCGTAAGTCATGCATTGTTGTCTGCACGCCATGAGCGTGCCGAGGTCGGGCTGATGGTTACGCGTCAATCGTCCCTGAGGAGCATCAGCGGCGGAGGAACCGCGGCCAGCAGAAGTAGCAGGGCACGATACGCGTCATAGCGCGCCCTTACGCGCTCATTCGCCTGGCCGTGCATGAGCAATCTCCCACTGCCTGCCACTGTCACCTGCCATTGCCAGCCACCGCGATGCGGAGCGATCGCGACATCATACGACGTCTCCAGGCTAGCCATCGAACCTCCTGCCTGCACCCAGACGCCGGTCCCCGAGATGCTAGGTCAGTGGCAAGCGAGGCAATACCGGGACTCTACGGTAGTGGAGCGGGGTCGCCGCTAATTTATGCACTGTTGCCGCCGCGCCATCAGCTCGCCCATGGGCGTGCCAACATCCGGCTGATGTGCCGCGAGTAGGGCTTCTTCCTTCTTACCGAGCTTCGGCAGCTTGGCTGGCTTCGCGGGCTTGTCGGCCTGCGCCGGCGGCAGCGCCTGGCCGTACTGCATGAGATCGTTCCTCTCAATCAATTGGAGGAATAGTCGGATGGCAGTGGCGTTACCCTTCTGCACACCATCGAAGCCCTTCATCAGCAGAGCCGCATTCAACCGGTCACGTGCTACGGCGCGGTGCTTCAGCTCCGAAAAATAATGCTTGCGTAGCGTCGGTTCCGTGACGCGCATCGCTCCGGCAATCCGCTCATTGCTCCAACCGCAAGCGAGCAACAGATTGACGCGATTCCGGTTTTCGGTGGTCGGGATATGTGGCGGCCTGCCCTTGCCGCCGTGGTTGGCTGGGATCGGATCGCCAAACAGGTCGAAATTGTCGGTCACGACGAAAAAAAACCTGTGAGTGAGAGTGAGGCCGGTCCAGGGGAACGAGGGTCGAGAGGAATGACCCACCCCCTACCCCTTCAGCCTATCGACCGATGTTCAATGCCAGATGCCGCGCGTGTGCAGGCTCACCTGCTCCGCTTTCTGCTTGGCGCGATCGTGGCAGGACTTCAGCAGCGTCTGCAGGTTGGTCTCATCCCAGAACAGACGCTCATCACCACGGTGTGGGATCTTGTGATCGCACACTAACAGCGACGTGTTACCCTCAATCAAGCCGCAACCGCATTGGCACGTGTAACGATCTCGCTTGAACACCAGCATGCGCAGCCGCTGCCAGCGTGCGGTGTTGTACCAAGCCTTCCATGGCGTCTGCGGCATCTTACCCAAGTCCGACTGCATCGCTGCAATCGCCCTTCACAGTCCTGTTGCAGATGCAAGCAAACTGCAGCGGACTGTCATGGCTGGGTAACATGAACTGGTGTTTTCTGCCGCCCCGCTGTTGTTGCAGGCAGGAGATATGAATGCGGTTCGAAGGTAAGGTCGTCATTGTGACCGGCGCAGGTAGCGGCATTGGTGCAGCGACCGCACGCCGATTTCATGCCGAAGGAGCTTCGGTGGTTCTGTGCGGCCGACGGCCGGAAAAGCTGGCTGAGATCGGCGCCATGCTCGAAGCCAAGCGCCACATGATTAAGCCCGTCGATGTCACATCCATCTCTGATGTTGACGATCTCGTTGTTGCAACGCTGGATCGTTTCGCACGCATCGACGTTCTCGTTAACAACGCAGGCATGGGCGAGGTCGGAAACTTTCTCGATATGACGCTTGGACAGTGGCGAGATGTGTTCGCGGTCAATGTCGACGGAGTCTTCAATGTAACGCGCGCGGTCCTGCCATTTTTGATCGCGACGTGCGGCTCGATCATCAATGTGTCTTCTGCCTCAGGGCTTGGTGGGGACCACGGCCTGAATTTCTATAACGCCACCAAAGGCGCGATCTCCAATCTCACGCGAAGCCTGGCGCTGGAGTTTGGAGCAAAGGGCGTGCGCATCAACGCGGTTTGCCCGACCACCACGATGACCGACCTCGTCGAGGCGACGTTAGTAAAACACCCGGCATTGCTTGAGCGACTGGTTGAGCGCATTCCCTTGGGCCGTCCCGCGTTGCCCCGGGAAGTTGCAAGCGCGATCGCCTTCCTCGCGAGTGAAGATGCGAGCTTTATCACAGGTGTGAACCTGCCCGTGGACGGCGGGGTGACTGCATCGAACGGACAAGCATCGTTTCTCAATTAGCCGGGTAACTTAAAGGGGGCGCTTCAGCGCGGCTACACATTCGGTCATCAACGAGCATGCGGTGAGTGCCTCACCAAAAGGAAAGGCCGACTGCATTGCTGCAACCGGCCTGAGTCTTGGGAGGAAACGCGCAGATAAGCCTGCTACGCACGAGCCAGCAAGGTCCGTTCAGAAGAAAGCGTGGCTGATGTCGAGGCTAAAGCGTGCGGCCAGCAACGTGAGGACAAGGCCTAGTAGGCCGAAACTGACGAGAAGCCCTAAGGTTTCGAGATCGTAAGCGCCGAATGCGTGGTAACGAGACACGCGCGCAATAACTTGAGCGATCGCAGCAGCCATGGGAACCCCGCCAACGTGTGCCGATGCTTGATGTACGACATTGTCGTCGCATTGACGTGTGAGATGGTTCACTTGGGACAACAGAAATTTCGACCTGGTCGCTGCCGAGGAAACACCGGGCACGCGGGTGGCGCAACAATGCGGTCCAAGTTATTGGATCAGTTGACTTGGACTGAGAGCAGAGCAGCAGCAAATCCGAGCAAAGACGCGCTGCATTCGCCTACCCTCCTTACGGTGTCTCCGACAAGCCTTGCAAGATCAGGCGAAAAGCCATGCTGTTCGCAATATCTGCATACTATTAGCAAATCAGAGGATGCATTGTGCACCTTGCAGAACAACTCATCCATGTTTGAGATCGCAGTCTTAGTTCGCCTAGCCGACTCTACGGCCGCTCTCACTGATTCCAGTTCCGCGGCATGGGTGTTGAGGACCAGAACCATTTTATCGCGATATGCGTCGTCGAAGCTCAGAAAAGACATCGTTCCCCGCGAGCCGAACCACTTCGGGGAAGGAGTCGCACGGAATCATTTTCGAATGCAACGAGAGCTTGTGAATGCCTGCTCCGCTACCCTCGCGTATCTAAAGCAAGAGCCCGGCACATGGCCGGGCTTGATGGCATAGCTCACCATTTTCCTGCGAACCGGGTTTGCCGGTGGCAGGTGCGCCGGAGTGGTTAGCTCCGTTCGAGGCATTCGGGGCGCAGTCGCATTTCCCCTAGGCTGCCTCGATCTGACCCTCGTCAAGCTCGACGGGCGTCATGCGCGAGAAGAGGTCCAGAAGGAGCGTGAGTCGGCCTGTTGAGTCAAGCCGCTCTATCGCCCCCTTGAACGCCGTGAATGGGCCATCGATCACGCGGGCGAGCTGACCGATCTTGTAAAGCCGACGCCGCCGCACGACCGGGATGTTGCCATCAGCCTCCAGCTTGCGGATGCCCGGCATGTCGAGGATCAGCTTGTCATCGCGCTTCACGAACCGGCTCTCGATCGGCACCTCGGCGCGCCGGACAGTCGGCGCGACCTCCGGCAGATACGGATAATAACGATCATCGAACTTGAGATAGCGATCGACGCCATCGACGAACACGCCTCCGATGCGCGCCTGGAAATCCGGAATGAAGATCAGCGTTGCGAACAGGGGAACGGAACGGTCGATCTTGCGGCCGCGCACCATCTGCAGCTTGCGCACCAGCGGATGATAGGCGCTGATGCCGCGATCGCGGAAGCGGCGCATCACCTTCGCTTCCTTGCCAGGGAACGTCTGGAGCACGTACCAGCGTTCCGGCATTGGTGTCTCGATCGGCCCGCGGGTCTGCGCGAGATCGACGTAGCCCGCGAAGTCCCCGATTTTGTAGACCATATTCATGCTTCCCCCCCTGCTGCAGAACTCAGTGATCCATCCTTGCGCGGCGGCCATGCCCACGGCGCGCGCGCGCCTTCGCGAAAGTGCTTGCGCACCATCCCGTCTTCGAAGAACGGTTTGACGAAGCCCTCCCATGCGCCGGCCTGCTGATGGCTCAGCTCGACCCATTCGGCCGCCTCCGGCATGTCGGCCAGCCGCGCGAGCTGCGGCGTCACCGGACAGCGGTAGCTGACCGATCCATCCGGCCGCCGGTAGATCTTGCGGAACGCCTCGCCACGCCCGACCAGGTCGTGCAGCGACGCGATCGCCCTGGCCTCGACGCTGTCGGCGGCGTGCAGCTTGGTCACGGTCGCAGCCGTGTCCGGCTGGGCCAGCAGCGCCCATTTGCGTTCCTCGAGGTAGCGCCATCCTGCCGGAACCGTCTTTCGTCCAATCCGCTTGAGGTAGTCCAGGAACGGCCCGATGTGCTGCAAAGCCGCTTCCTGCTCGGCATCACTCAGCGCGGCCGCCGCGTAAGCCGTGCGCTGCCGGTCATCGCCCGCCGCTGTTGGCCAGCGCTGCTCGAAGGCAGCCAGGAACCTCGCGTTTCGATCCCTCGCGCGCGCGTCTCTCTCACGTTCAATAGGGGGACGTTCTAAGGGGACGTTCTTGGTGCCCACGTATGTGTGGGCACCCGTGCCCACGTATGGCTGGGCACCCGGGTGCCCATCTGGGCGGGCACCTTCCTGC